GCTTTAAGTTCTCCCAGTTGAAGTTCTTCAACATCCTCGATCCTCATTGTGATGTGTAGTACGTTCACCCTCATGGATGGTCCGTTGGTCTTAGCGAGCATGTCTTTCTTGACATGTTTAACCGTATAGGTCTTGCTGATCTGCGCCTTGAAGTCCGCATAGCTAAAGCTCATGGCAATGCAATGTTGCTTAAGAAGCTGTTCCTCAATGTAGTACTCGACATTACCGTTGGCAATAATCTCGTGCTCCACACGCCCACGAACCTTAGACCGGGTAAGTGACTTGTCGATGGTATCCCCAGACCCCCATGCGGATAGCAGACGCCCTTCGTTCTTCTTGATAACGATAAAGCTTCCGTAGTTGTCGCCGGTATAGGAGCTGAGAACATCCTCCGCTGTCTTCACGTTAGACGCAATCACATTCCTAGCTTTCTTCACTAAGTCGTGTAGCGCTTCGATGATGGCATCGACTGGCACATCCAGTATTCCTGCATACTTGTTACCCAGAAGTATTGACGCGGCTACGACAGTCGTACAACCGGCATGCCAGTAGCGTTCGTCGTCTGCAAAATTCATTGTCTGCATTAGCCTTGCGCCAACTTTCTGAACCATTTTCTCAGCAACGTCTTGATTACTGACAAGCCAACGGATCCATGCTTCTCCCGCCACGCCGTAGTTGCGCTTAAGCTTTTTCAGAATAATCCGGTCTTCTGGCTCCCATGTCAGACGCTGAGTCGGGTTGTACTCAAGCACCCGGAATAGCTCACCGTTTGAACTGAACTTCCTAGCCCCCGCCATATAGTCGGTTAGCACCTCGTTGGAAGTCAGGGTACAAGTTGCAACCCAGTTACTGTTGTTGACACGTTCTTTGTTGGCGTTAGCCTCCATCCGTTCCTTACCTTGAGACTCGGCGAAGTCGAATATGAAAGTAGGCGCCCACTCCATGTCTTTACGCTGAGTCGATGTGATCTCGTCAATGAGTAGAGGCAAGCTCTTAAGCAAACCCGCCCTTTGTTGCATCGCAACGGGAGATGTACCCTTACCAGTACGGTAACGGATTGGATGCCCCCAGACCCCTGCCTTAGCGCTAAGCGTGAGCGATTTGCCTGTAACGGATGCGTTAGAACTAAGCGCCCAAGTAAAGCCCTCAAACTCCGTAAAACGCATGAGCGGACAGCCAAACGAATCCAAAGCCACCGCCAACAACGTATTCATCTTACGCTTAATAAAGAGATTCCAGACCTCGCGCCACTCATCCAAGTTACCCTTGTTGTTTGTGTTGCGGTTGATATTCTCAAGCCCCGGCATAGGGATCGTAGTCTCCCGTCCGTCCTTAGTGAAAACCCTATAGTTGTACACAAAGGAGTTGTCATCCTGCCAACCGCATTGAAGCGGGACTTCAATCGGCTTCTTGTTTACCGATGCTTCATTGACACAAGCCCGCACATAGTCAAACAAGTTCTTGTCATTCCCCGCTCCGTATGAGGCTAGAATGTTATGCGTGGCTAAATTCTTTAAGGTTTCATCTTTGCTGACAGCGGCTTTTTGTGGGAACGTGAGAGTCTTAACTCCCTCAGAACGAACAGCCGCCATGTGCACCATGTGCTCGTTCTCTAATTTAAGCAAGTCAACTACAAATAAATCGTAAGGTACAAGCTCGATATGGCGAATACGCTTCTTCCCTTCTGCATCTGTCTCTTCTCGTTCACAGTAGATTCCACCGTTATCCCCATAGCTGTAGCCGCGTGGTGGCTCTGGGCGCACCACAGTTGGACCATGGTCCTCGTCTGCCTCATCTGGTACGCTTTCCTCTAGGTCAGCGCCGTATTCTTTTTCTTCGTCAAACTCCTCCACAGGCTTAAGCGGAATTACTTTCGCCGTATTATCAGTAGCTAGGGTTCTCCCTAATATCAATGGGTTTGTAATCTTTCCAAAGTGCGGGCATGTACCGCAGACGCCGGGGTTCTCGCTGTCCATCTTTACGCAAGCATATGGACCTTTGATCTCCGCCAACTTCTGGCGCATACGGTCTTCGCTATATGGGTGCATGGCGCTCAAACTTAGTGCGTGTTCTTCACCGTCTGTGCACACTTTTGTCCACGATAGTATGCCTCTCCAGATCGGCTCCATGCCGTCATCTGCCGCGTTCTTAATGTAATGCTCGACTTGTTTGCACCGCTCTATGATGGGCGCAAAGAGGCTCTTAGAGTTTTCTATCAGTTTGACCGAGGACTGGGCCTTACGCTCAGGACGTTTGCCGGGGAGGGCTAACTCTGGCGCTTTAAATTCCTCTTTGATATGTCGCTCAATCCAGCTTTTAAAGTCATGAAAAGATAACGTGTCGCCAGAATGGAGCAATGTAACAGTGCGTGGTGTGCCATACTTCTTTTTAAAATTGGTTGTGCCCGGTACACGCAATATGCGTGCCGCGTCAGCAGTAACCGTCATGTCGATGTTGAGGTTCTCTTGTTTGCAAAGACGTTTGAAGTTCTCAGCAACAGGTTTCCAAATACTTATTGGAACCGCTTCGGTCAGCGCCCAGTAGACATGAAGCCCACCGCCAGAGCCGACAATGTAGGGTCGCCCCAACTTGTCCAAGCTCGTCTTAGCCGCAAAAGCGGCGAGCGCAAAGCCCGCATCCTTTTTGGAAGCGTAGCCATCCATGTCGATAAAGAAAGCCTTAATGGTTTGAGCCGCCTCAGCCTTGCGCTCTGGTTTATCAAATGTCGATAAAGCAAAGTACACGTCACAGCTATCCTCGTGCCATCCGTCTATGTCAGGTAGGAGCTCGTCAATCGTGTCAGCGAAAGCGTGCTCGTTCCTCTTTGTTAATTCTACGGCGCAGTACAACCCATTACCCGAAGACGGTAGTACAGCCGCGAGAAAATCTTGCGGAGTCATGCGTATCCTTGGGTTTATTGTGGGAACAGTTCGAGTTGTTTTGGATCTTTAGGCGGGAACTCGTCGGGCGGGTTGAGCGCGGAGAAACGTCTTAGCAATTCAATCTGAATACTTTGAGGTAAGTCTGCGTGGGCTCCAAGAACATCTGCGGCGTAGCGGATGAGTTCGGAGTTCGTCAGATTTCTAGGCGGAATGACTTGCATGCTTTTCTCCATGCCTCTTCTTTTGTGGGAGAGGTCTGTAAAATTTTTAAAAGGGCTTCGACTATAGGACGGTAGGCAACAAAGACCTCGCCTCCTGCAAACCAGTTGTAGACAGATTGGCGTGTCGCCCCTGTCGCTTTGGCTATCTTGGTCACGGGGAATTCAAGATGAAGCGCCCATCGTCCTAGCTGATTGCCAAGAGTCTTGGGCGCTTTCTTTACGGTTTCAATTACTTGCGGTGAATATGCCATGATGTTCCTTAAAGGGGGCGCATACCCCCCTATTTAATTAGTCGTCCCAATCGTCAATAGCAGAAGCTAAACTTGCCTTGGCAGGAACTGCGGGCGCTTTCTTTTCTTGCTTGACAACAACTGGTTCGTCAACATCATCCTCGGCAGGAGCTTCTACCTTAGCCTTGGCTTTCGCCTTCTTGGGTGGTGGAGGTGGCGCCTCGTCCTCGTCTTCCTCAATGCTTGGCTCAGGTGTAGCAACCTTAGTTGGCTTCTTGCCGTCGATAGCAATAGGAGCCGCAACCTTGTCTGTCTTGGGAACAGAGAATGTAATTGCCGCGAGTGCGTCAGGTGTTTTACCTTGTCTAGCGGCGGCGTCATATTCCTCTTGCTCTAACCAACGCATTGCCTTAAAGAACAACTTGGGAGACTCAGCAGATGTATCGAACTTCATACGAGTCACAACCATCTCAGGGTCAACGCTTTGAGCCGCTAACCAACGAGCGTACGCCTTCAAAGGCATCTCGTTCTTCTCGCCGTCACCAAAAATAGATGCGCCGGGAATAGCAACTTGCAGTACGTCGCCTTCGATGTCGTTGGCAAGAACCACAGCAATACGATGTTGGAAACGGCACGCCTTAGAATCACCTTGACCAGACCCGGTTACGTTCTTGGGGCACTCCATGCAACGATCCGCTTGGCGATCTTTAGAATCAGGGCTTGGTGTCTCGCCATCGGCAGACCAACAATCAGCACGTTGTGCCTCGCCGTCGTACGGTTTTGCGTACCATACACGACTTGTCTTGGGCGCCGCATTAACAAACACCACATCAAGGTAGCGCTCCTCAATGTTGGCAATCTCTTTACCGCTAGACATCAAACGGAACACGCCACCCTTGATAGAGATACGTTTACCGAAATCATCACCTCCAAGCGCCTGTGCAAGCGCTGACTTACCTTCGCGTTGTTTTGCAAAAGCTGGGACTTTAGCCCCATCAAACAGAGCAATATTACTCATGTCTTCTCCTTATGTTGGTTTACGAACTGAAATGGCGTACTCACTGTGTGAGTTTAAGCCGGGGGGTAATAGTTTGGGATTCTCTTCAAGAAACTTTGCCATGTTAGTTTGTGCAATGCGTTTCTCAAAGAGATCGAGCGCATCATGTTCTTTTACGAACTCTTTAAATGCGTCCCAATCTGATGCGTTGTAGCGTGTCTTGGTAGACAGCGATACTGTGCCTTGGTCAGTCTTTACAGACTTTACTCCGAGTACAAGCATTTGATCTTTGAGTGCGTTCTTAACGAGTTCTTGTTGCGCTTTGATGCCTTCAACTTCGTTCTCGTATGCGGTCGTCAACTCTTGAATCTTAGCTTGCATCTTTCGATACACTTTAGCCAACTTGTCCATTGGGACAGCCGACAGATCTTCCTGCGAATCGCTCATTTTACTTCTCCTTTTTTGTCTAATGTTTAACAATGATACACGAAAAAAACTGCTTTGTAACCTCCTTTTAAATATTTTTTACTTCGCTATCAAATAGACC